AACAGCCCCACCAGTGGTGGCTCCAGCTGTACCAGCAGCGGCTCCACCTCCACCACCTGCTAACCCTGCCAACACAGCGGCTCCGCCACCCAAAGCAGCAAGAGCACCTGGTGATATCGCACCAGCAGCACCGGTAGCAGCAGTTGTGGCAGCAGTTGTGGCAGCAGGAGCACTTAGAACTACGCTGGCCACTGGTGTTGAGCCAACTCCGGGAGTTATGGTTTCCAGTAGTCCTGTCACAGGATTGATTGCTGAACTGGCCACAGCACCTGGCACAGCAGGAGCAACAGCACCGCCACCAGCATTGGCCAGTGCGGCTTCAAACGCAGCATCGCTGCCAGCAGGACCAGCCATACCAGCTGTGACATCAGCAGCAGCGGCAGCGGGATCTGGCACAATCAATCGACCTTGAGCATCATAGTATGTGCCTGATCCTTGACCGCCTGCACGACCGGCTTCAGCAGCAGCATCAGCGGGTTGGAATCGGTTGATTAGGTCTGGATCGATGTTGGCTTCAAGAGCAGCAGTTTGTTCTGCTGTCAGAACATTGAGTCCTGATGGGTCCAGGCCCAAGCCCACATTGGTGGCTTCTGCGGCTGCGATAAGTTCTGGTGTGGCACCAATAGTGGCCAAATATCCAATGTCAGCAGCAGTCCAGCCTGCAGCAGCGTTGAGTGCTGCGATTGGATCCAGTGTAGCGTTGGCTGCGGCTATCATCTGTGGTGTGATACCAGACGCAGCAGCAGTAGCAGCCACATCCACAGCACCTGACACAATACCAGTGGCCACTTCGGCTGCTGTTGCTGCCACCTGACTGCTGTAGCCTGCTGTTTGTAAGGCCGATGTTATTTCTGCTGCTGACGCACCTGCTTCAGCCATTGTGGCTGCTGTTTCTGCTGCTCCGCCAGCACCCAGATTACCAAATGCGTTGCTGAGAGTGTTGCCAATACCGCTGACCGTTTCGCCAATGGCTCCTGTTATGCCTGTGAACGCTTCACCAATAGCAGTGGCAGCACTGCTGGCCGCGTTCACTATCATTGGACCCAATACTGAACCAATGGCTGCTACCACAAATAGTTTGCCAAGTTTGGTGTCAAAGAATGTTTTGTTGCGATCGGCTGCTGCCAGGGCAATAGCATCTTTTTGTTGTTGAAGATTTACTTGATTGTTGACCTGGTTCAGCGTTTTTACTTCTTCACGATAGGCGGCCTGGCTCATGGTATTGCCAGTGCTCAAGTTTGTGACAGCCAGGGTGTTGGGGTTTTGCTTGATCCATTGTGGTGGCTGTCCTGTTGCCAAGTTGGCAGCGGTCAAACTATACTCTGATCCATCAGGACCACGCAGCATTGTTTTGCCAGTTTTTCTGAAGTCAGCAGGATTGGGCAGTGCTGCTTCAAAGTCTTTGACATTGGTAGCACGAGTAGTAGCAGCCAGACTGGCAGTTTGTTGGTTTTGCTGTGTCTGGAAAGTCTGCTTGTTGCTGGCGACTGTTCTTACTTGCTGATTGATATCACTATATGGTATGGTTGTACCACTGGGTTTGCCATCGGCACCCACTTGTTGATAGCCGTTGCCAAAGTCCAAGTACCAGCTGCCTGGTTTGCCAGTAAGAGGGTCAGCAGGAATACCAATGTACTGAAAGCCTGTTGCAGGGTCGCTGACTTCCTGAATACTTTGTGGCACTGGCAACTGGCTGATAAAAGCTCCAGCTGCTTGTTGCCGTGCTGTTTGCTGTTGTTCTCTGTTGTCTGACAATATGTCCATAGCAGTCTGATAGTCAGCAGCTTGTTTGGCTGTGTCAATTCGACCTTGTATTGTGCGGTAAATGCCTTGTTCAGCAGCATCGTTGAGATTCCATTGGCCTGCTGCTTTGGCCTGATCGATGATGGCTTGTGCTGCTTCTGGAGTTTGTGCTGCTTTTGCTTGACTTACCCAGTTGGCCTGTGCTGTTTCAGCGGTTTGCCGTTGTGCTTGTGCTGCTGCTGTGGCTTCTCGTTGTCCAACATTGGCTTGTGCTCGGTCCAGGAATCCTTGATTTAGATTCACACCAGCGGCTTGTGCTCTGCCCAGTAGATCATCCAGTTGTGCTTGTGTTGTGACTCGGCCCAGTTCTTGTAGAAACGGTTGTGCTGCTGCTCCAGCTGCTGTTTCGGTAGCCTGTGCTTCGCGTTGACCCACTGCTGTTTGTGCTCGATCAAGCAAGCCCTGATTTAGAGTCACGCCAGCTGCCTGTGCTCGAGCACGCAGGTTGTCCAGTTCAGACTGTGTTCTGACTTGACCCAGTTCTTGTAAGAATGGTTGTGCTGCTGCTGATGCTGCTGCTGCGGTGGCCTGATCTTGAACTTGTTGAACACGACGAGTGGCACCTTCCACTATGCCCTGATTTAGATTTAGACCCAGGCGGCCTGCTTCTTCCACAGCAGCTGATATTTCTTGTGGAGTTTTTGCTGCTGCCAATCTGTCCAGGAACGGCACTGACAAACTGGCTTTGTATTGTTCGCGAGCACGACCTTCTGCGTCTGTGACCACTTGTTGAGCACGCTGTATTTGTCCTGGGTTGAGTTCGACCCCTGCGGCCCGTGCCTGGTCCAGGATTCGAGTCAGACTGGCTTGATCGGCCACATAGGTCAGTTGATCTGTGAACTCTCGAGCAGCAATGTCTTTGATTGTTGTTTGTGCCTGGTTCAGTCTGTCTGATGGCAGTGTGACGCCAGCTGCTCGTGCTCGTTCGGAGATTTCGTTGAGTTTGTCTTGTGTGATTGAGCGGTTGTTTACAGCCGCTGTGATTTCATTGGTAAAGGCCTGTTGTTGCTTGAGTCGTGCTTGTTTGTCAGCTTCAGCGGCAGCGGCATCGGCTGCGGCTTTTTGTTGTGCTGCTGCTCGATCAAATACAGTTTGTTTTTCCTGAACCAGTTTTGAATCCAGTGTGACACCAGCCTGACCAGCTTGAGCCAACAGGTTGTTTAGTTCGTCTTGAGTTTTGACACCGCCAATCTGTTTGGTTAGAGTGTTTAGAGTGTTGGTTCGAGCAATGCTGTTTTGTGCTGCGGTCAGCATTTCAGGTGTGACTTCCAGACCTGCTGCACGAGCCTGTGCCTGTGCTGATTTGAGATCAGCTTCTGACTTGGCGTTGGTCAGTGCTTGTTGTGCAAGATTTTTGGTTTGGAATATGCCCGCTACATTTCTGGCCAAAGATGCTGATGGTTTGCTGCCCAGCAAAGTTATTTCTGCCACATAGTCGTCGTATTGCTGCTGAGTCACGCTTCGGTTGCTGGCAGCACGAGTGATTTCGTTGTTGAGATCAACTATTCGAATAGGTTTGGCCAACGCATCAAGCTGTTGTTGTAGTTTTGGCGACCTGGTGGCCATTTTCAAGATGTCATTGTTGGGAAATGATGCGTATCTACGGTCGTTGGTTTTGAATTTGTTCACAGCAGCCTGAAGCTGAGCGTCGGTGTATTGTGTAGTGTAGGCCATGTTAATATTTACCCATATCTGTTAAACCCTGGAGTTTAGCATTACTCTTTGACCACCTGGGCACTGAGACTGCGAAGGTTGAATTCAGCTTGCTCTACTTTTAGGTCTCCTGTGGGTTCGAAATACAATTCGAGAATATACCAAAAGAATCCAGGTGGTGGTTGATCAACCACTGTGGTAAACACAGTTTCAACTTCGGGCAGTGTGCCATTGCCAGTGAGGCCTGTGAATGTGTATGTTTTGCGACTCACTGTTCGGTCAAGGTCAAACAAGAAGTCTGGGTTCACAGGGTCGTTGTTGGGAAAGCCCACATATCTATTGACTTCCACATAGTAGGTTAGATCACCACCTGTGCTGCTGACATAGGTCATGATGTTGCTGATCTGTGCTGAAATAAACACACGGTCAGTGGCACCTGTCACAGTCACACGAGCATTTGAATCTGTTGAACACAAGGTATCGTTTTGATCATAGCCCACAAAGCCGCCACCAAGATCATCACCCTGTGTGGGATAACTCTGTGATGTGCGGATTATTACAAAAGTTGTGGTACATTGGACCACACCAATAGCACCTGAACTGCCGTTGTAGAATCCATCTGTCCAGCCTGAACCAAATATGTTGTTGCCAGGCTTGAAGGGCGGCGAGGGCTGTGCTGATGTGAAGTTGTATTGAAATGTGCGAGCATCTATGGCCACAGCACTGCTACACGCAACATTGGGCACATAGATTGATTCTGGTGATGTAGATCCATAGGGACGACGAAAGTTGCCTGTTAGATAGCCAACATCAAAGGCACTGAAACCTTCAAAGTTCTGTCCCAGGCCACCAGGACCTGACAGCACATAGTTTAGGCCGTCAATGATGCCTTGCTGATCGCCGGATTCAATAGGAAATTGACTCATTAGCGGTCGTCCTCTACAGCAGTAAACTGCCAAGTTGTGGCACTACACATCCAAATGTCAGTGTTGCTGGTGTTGCTTATTTCAATGGCGTGTACGCGGAAAGCGTTTTGGTTGATTTGACACCAAGGATTATTGGTATCAATTTCCATTTCAACAGGTGTCTTTACAGCAGGTTCTGAACCCACTGAGTTGGCACCTTCAATGGTGATTGACACATTGCCAGGGCTGGGATACATTGGCAATTCATTGTTGCCCATGTTTACTACTTCTGGCAGGATACGATGAACCATACTTAAACTTGAATAGTTGGGCAGCAGTTTGACATTGTCCCTGCGGAAGCTGCTTTCAATGTTGCCATTGGGGTTGGCGTTGGCAGTCAAGAAACTATAGCCTTGATCTTTCATTACCAGTTGTTGGTTGGTCAAGCCACGAGCATACACCACTGTTCTTGACCCTTCATCAAAGGTCCAGGCAGGCAGGCTTGAGTCTGTGGTGTTGGCCCACAATGGTGATTCGCAAGCAAATGTAGCACTACTGACTTCGCGTGGTGCGTTCCAGCAGTCCAGGTCATAGCGATATGATATCATCTTGTTGGGCACACCGTTGACTATGGGGTTTAGAGCACTGGCGTATTCAGGCTTTGATGTGTAGTAGATTTCAACTTGGTTGCGTTGTGTGTTGACTTCCATGAATATGCGTTGAACAAAGTTGGGATCCAGTTGATCAAACAGCCAGTTCTTGAGTCGCTGATTGCCCAGGCCCGTGAAGTTCTGTCCATCAAACACCCATACATCTCGCGAGTCCAGGCCATACACTTCTTTGTCTGTGTTGGCCCAGGCGTTGCTGGTCAACATACCACGACCCTGGTTGAATAGTCGCACACCCAGGATAGGTGCTGATGTTGTGGTATAGTTGATTGGTGAGAACACCACGGTGTCCCAGTATGAGCACAAGAACAACTGACCATTACAGGGAAACGCATCCACACAGGTGCCACGCAAGGGTACTTCAAGTTGGTTGGCCACATTGGTCACTGTGGGTTGCCATGTCAGTGGTGCTTCGTTGAGTCCAAATGCTTGGCTCCACTGGATTGTGACAGGGAACTCCAAGATATTGTCATTGATGTCTGTCACTGTTAGGTTGCCTGCCACCAAGATTGAGCCCACATTGGGTGTGTTATAGATACGCATCCAACCTGCGTAATAACTCTTCCAGTTGGGGTTGTAGTTCCATTGAAACTTGGGACTCACAATACCACCGCCTGGAAAAGCAGCACCTGGTATGGCCAAGTAATCCACATAGGTAGTGGTGCCACCCACAACTGTGAACACACCATCATAGAATGTATTGACACCTGTGATCACAATCTGCTCGCCGGCAGCATACGGTGTGGTCACAGGATTTGAAAATGTGAGTCGCTGTGTTGTGGGAGACTGATATTGAATGTCATCAATGTCCGCACTCAAGGTGTTGCTGAACAGCACCAGTGTGGCAGCATCAGCATCTGGTAAAAACATTGGTGGGTTGATGCTGTCATTGAAGAAAGGAACTGTGCCGTTCCAGGCTTCAGTGATATTGGTGCTTTGTGTGTAGCCTGTGAATGGTACACCACCTGGAGTGATGTCATACCAGTCATCGTAGCCATTGGTAGCATACCAGAGTCCTTCTGTGGTGGCTGCGATGAACCAGAACTCACCATTGCGTCTAAAGCCTGAACTCACAAATGTGGGTGTGCCGGGCAGGTTGTCCAGGATCTTTTGATCGCCAGCCATACTGCGTATGCCACGCACATCAGATTCCACATTCTCGCCTGCGTTGTATTCGTTGGGACCCAGTGCTGTTGATGGCACATCGGGTGAGAATGTCATCTTGTCAAATGGGACTCTTGCTTCTTCAAAACTTGATTTAATTTGTGCCATCTTTGTTTTCTTAGTTTAATGGGTAGCGAATCATTACCAGGCCTGAGCCGCCGTTGCCACCTCTGTTGCCTGTTCCGCCACCTCCACCGCCGCCACCACCTCCGGTGTTTGCTGTGCCATCACCGCCATTGGTATTACCTACTGCTCCTGCTCCACCACCTCCAGCACCTCCAGCACCTGCTGTTCTGCCTGTGTTGGCCCAGCCGCCGCCACCGCCTGCGTAGGTAGTAGAAGTGCCGTTGAAACTTGATACCAGGCCGTCACCACCATTGCCACCGCCTACTAAATTTACTCCATCAGCACCATTGTGTGGTGCTACATTGCTGCCAGCACCGCCGCCGCCTCCGGCACCACCATCGAAAAGGCTACTACCATCGCCGCCATCGCCACCAGAACCTGAAGTGCCGGCACCACCAAGACCGCCGCGATTACTGCCACCACCTCCTGTGCTGGTGCTGCCACCATTGCCTGGGCCACCAGCATAGCCGCCGCCTCCAGCACCACCTCCGGAGGTGGTGCTGCTGTTTATAGGACAAATTGAATCACCGCCTTGAGCACCTCCGCCGCCTGTGGAATTTCCAGCACCGCCAGCACCAACGGTTATAGTGCTGCTGCCAACAGAAAACTGAAAGTCTTGACTGCCGTTTGAACCATCAAATATTGTGCCACCACCGCCACCACCGCCTGTGGTGTAGCCACCGCCACCGCCGCCTCCCATTATGAATGCTTGTCCAATATTTTGTCCAGCCCGGTTTCCAACACTGATCACCGTGAATGTGCCGCTGGAGGTAAATGTATGAACTCTCCAGGGTTGGCCAGCAACGGTGATGTCAGTTATGGTGCCGCCAGTGGCCACAATGCCAGTGCCACCTTGCCAACCTGCTATCTGTGCTGTTCTTGCTAATCCTATCATTGCACAAATCCTGGGCTAATAGTGGTTAGGTAAGTTGTGGTGCCACTTATGCGAACAGCACTCACGCTGACCAAACTCACTGAGTTGGCAGCAACACTTTGTAATGCTTTGATATTGCCAGCATACAAGTATTGACTGCCTGTGGGGAATGTGACCCCAAAATTACCAGTAGCACCCTGGTTGAACACAATTGTGACTGTGTCAGACTGCTCATCTGTGTTGGTTCCATCGCTGGCACTGCTCACAAAGTTTGAGTATGCCAAACTTGACACATTACCAGTAAGATTTACTTGCTGAACTTGACCAGCATTTTTGTCAATTGTGAGACTGCCTGATGTTGTGCCACTCACACCATTGAATTCAGTATAACTGCGTAGTGAACCCAGTTGGTTTTGTGCCACTGCGTCATCGTTTCGCAAGAAATAGTAATTTGCAGCACCACGGAAGCCGTTGCCGCTGCTCAAACCATAAGTGGCTGTGGCGTTGGGCATATAGTAGCCGATGACTGTGGTTGGTAGCACGGTTGGTGCTGTGCCTGCTACAAATTGGGTGCCTACACCAATAGCAGTGGTCACATTGGCGTTGGCTGCGTTTATTTGGATCTGGCCCAATGCACCCACAGCGTTGCCGATGTTGGCACCAGCACCACTAATAACCAGATTAGTAGAGCCAGCAGCGTGACCAATGGTGGCATTGCCCATACTCACCGTGCCAACATTACCAACTAATACAGTTCCGCCAGCACCCACCGCACCCAGGTATGGAACAGCAGTCATTGCCACTGTGCCGTTGCCCACCCACAACACTGAACCCGAACCTGCACCTCGGCGTGCGTTGTTGGTGTGTGTTTGTCCGTTGAGGTCATTGTATGTTATGCCACCATAGCCACGCACGCCGTGATTGGTATCAGATGTAGTGCTGGTTTGTTTTGTCTGAATAGTCAATAGACTATTGCGAATAGCACCCAATGGGTCTGAATTAGCACTGTAGTCGCCGTTGTAGCCGTTGCCGTAGATTACACGGAATGGGTTAGGGTTCTGACTGGCGTCAAACGGATTGATGTTGTTTATTATTGAACCCACAATAGACACATTACCAATGTTGGCGTTGGTAGTGATCAGCGTGTTGCTTGTTTTGTTGAAAGTCAAGTTGGCCGAAGCACCTGTGGCACCAGCATCATTGAACTGTAGTTCAGTGTTGGCACCTGCTGGTGTTGCTGTGGCAGTGATACCTGTGAGTGCTGAACCATTGCCCAGGAATAAACCTGCTGTGATATTGCCTGTGGTTGATACAGTGTTGGACCCAAACCCAGCCAGTAAGGTCACAACATTGGCATTGCCGTATGTGGCAGGCAATCCTGTGAGTTGTGATCCATTGCCCAGAATGAAGTTGCCACTGACATTGCCAGAACTGGTGATGTTGCCACTCACACTCAGACTGGTCAATGTGCCCACAGAAGTAATGTTGGCCTGTGCGTTGCCAGACACGGTGCCAGCAGTTGTGGCCACTGCAACTGGACCATTTACATTGGAACCGCTGATGTTGCTGATAAATCCACCATTGCCAGTATAAAATCCATTGGTCTGAATATTGCCAGCATTGAAGATTTCAAAATTTCCAGCATTCAAGTTGCCGCCTAAATTGGGAGAGAGATCATTGGCTATGTCCAGATCTGCTGCTGCCCAGGCTGTGCCGCTGTAGCGTAGATATTGATTGGTTGTGGCACTGGGCAGTGTGGTTGCTACACCTGTGAGTTGTGAGCCGTTGCCCAGAATAAATCCACCAGAGATATTGGCAGTTGTTGTGATATTGCCTGTGCTGTTGATTGTGTTGGATCCAAATGTGGCCATAAACGCTGACACATTGGCATTGCTGTATGCAGCAGGCAGTCCTGTGAGTTGTGATCCATTGCCCAGGATGTAGTTGCCTTGAATATTGCCCACTGCCGTGATAGCACCAGGCACATCCAGTTCACCATTGGTGTTGGTAAAAGTAAAGCCTGTGGCAGTTCCAATGTTGCCAGCATTGTTGTACAGCACTTGTGTGTTGGCACCTGGCACTGTGACATTGCCTGTGATGTTGCCAGCAAAGTTGCCTACAAAGAATCCTGCTGTGGTAATGTTGCCAGTGGCCTGGACTTCACCTCCGGCCACAATGTCGTTGCCAGCAGTTATGGTGTTGCCAGCCGTGATGTTGTTGCCCACAACAGCATTGTTTGAAATGTTGAGATTGGTGGCAAACAGCGTGTTGCCCACTGACACGGTTGTATCAACACCGTATAGGCCAGTGGTGTTGTTGGGTTGAATTATTGGCATTTGCTGCGTTCCTTACTTGATGTTGTATTGGCGATATTGTCGCGGTTGCCACACACTGGTCATTCGTGTGTGTCCGCCAGACCATTTGCCCAGATTGTTCTGATCCATCACAATGTTCCAGGCGTTGTCATATTTGGTTGCGTACATGGCAGCATCTTGATCATTGTGACGCTTGATGTAGTATTCACGCAGTGTGGCATACACATAGCCTTCTGGCCAACTTTGTAGCACAGCATTGTTTTGAACTGTCTGATCAGTTAGACCCACATTGGTCACTGTGCCTGCTGTGGGAATAGTACCACCAGTGGCAGTGAATGTGATTGATGTTGAACTGGGAACTGTAGCCACTGTGTAAACACCACCAGCACCTAAACTACCTGTGCCAGCATTGGCTGAGATCTTGTCGCCCACTGACAGTCCAGTTGTGGTAGTCATACCTGTGATTGTGGCAGTCCAAGGACCAGTGCCTGTGATGCTGCCTACTGTGCCTGTGGCACTGACTACAGCGTCATCCACAGGTGTAAACAACAGGGGCCAACTCTTGTAGTAGTACAGGTTGATTAGGTCGCCTTCGGCCACATACGGCAAGAACTTATAACTGTCGTAGACTTCTGAGAACTTGCCGCGAATCACTGCTGGCACATTCACTGGCTGTAGATATAGTTGAGCAATCATACCCTGTGTGATGATGTCGCGATCACCAATACGGTCATACACAATCCAGGGTCCTGTGGCACTCGAAGTCACGCCGCCAGGATTGCCTTGTTTGAAGAACACAATGGGCTTGTTCATATCAGCAGGAATAGGAATCATGCCTTGGGCGTCAGCTACGCCAATGTTTTCTGGTGCGTATGGGTCTGATCGCAGTGCTGGCAGTTCCAGATTACGCATGCTCAACTCTGCCAAGAAAATACACTGCTTGATTTCGTCAGTGTTGCTACTTCCTGTAAAGTCTTTGACATAGTTGACCAGGGCGTCGCCGTTGGGTATTAAGAAACTCATAGTGTGTGTCCTTTAAAGAACTTTTGTTCGCCTACTTTTGCCGGATATGGCACATCAACAGGTATAGGCAGTCGGCCGCCTGGGTAGCACACATATTGATTGTATTCACGCTCTACTACCTTGTAGAACTGTGCCTTGAGTGTGCGGTCGTGTTTGATAGCAGCCCAGGGCATACCACCAAAATACTGATCACTGATACGAATGCTGACCACATTGGGGAGATCCATCCATTTCCAAGTCAGTTTGCCATCATCGCCAATGGGTGCCAAGGGATCTGGATAGCCTGCTTCGGCTGCTTTGCGGTATTCAGCACAGCGGCGTGCCACTGCGTCCGAGTTCATTTGCTCACGCTTGATGTAGAACTTGCCATCTTCACGACCTGTGGTAGTGCGGATGTTTTTGCTGGCGTTCCACGAAGTGCGGTTCCAGTCGCCCTTCATTGAGCGGTATAGTTCGTCGTTTTTCAGCAGTGTGTCTGCTACGCCGTTGTGGTTTGTGACAATGCCGCCGTGATCCTGTCTCCAGTAATCATAGTTGCGTTCAGGGTCTGTGTCGTCGAGGTATTCTGGTTGATTGATGTCTTGGCTCATATGAATATTTAGCAGTAATCCAACTTACAGGGTTTTTGATCAAAGAAAAAGGCCCCGAAGGGCCTTTGTGTTTTGCCGAACCTTACGGTTTAGACATAACTGTTGCCAGCACCAGCGTTGATACGCTGAACGAAACTGGCTCCACGAGGGGCACTTACTGCTGCACCTGTGGTGCT